ATACATAATATTATATTTTTATAGCAATCCAGTAGTCATTGATTTTTCAACATTAAATTCTAATTTCTAATTAGCTATTTATTTTAGTTATTTTAGTTAAAATAAATAATTTAAAATAAATTTTTAAATTATAAAAATGGATGATTTTAATCTTTCAACAATAATCGAATCTAAAAATGAGTGGTGTGCGCGATTAACAAATACGCTAACCCCGTGTATAATCGAGGGTCTAAGGTCAATATTTACAGAAGCCTATGATGTATGTTTAGAAAACAGCGAAGAAACGAAATATTTAATGACATTTCAAAATTTTTTAAACAATATTCCAAAATGGAGTGCAGAGATTGTTGAAAATGAGAAACAGCGTATAATTACCTCGAGCGCGTGCAATTATTTAGAAGATTTAATAACGTGTGTTCATATTACACAATTGAAGTCGCTAACCTCTACTCGTGTGGGTTTAAAGCAGAAAAAAATAAATATTGACATACCAGACCTTCATAAATTTATACACAAGACGTATATAAATGTTGCGCGAAAGGTCTATGTAAATATATATTTATTTGAAAAGAATATAAAGCCCCTGCAAGTTCAAAAAAACAATAGAGAGCTAGAATTATTGATTAAGGAGTGTATATTGAATACAATAAGAGAGAGCATACCGATTGAACATATATTGCAAATGTATTTAGATGAGACGCTAGAAACAGATGTTGAAGTAGAGGAGAAAAAGGAAGTAATAACTGATAAAGAGGCGCTAGAGAAAAACAAGAAAGCAAAAGAAAAGAAGGAGTTAGAGAGAATTAAGCAAGAAACAGCAAATAAATTGAAAGAAGAGAGCAAGGTTAATTTAAAAAATACTATTTTAAATGCAAATAAGGATTTGAATGATGTTAATGTATTAGAGGCGCATAGCACTATTAAAAAGTTAGACAACATTTCGACCACTATTACTGATAATGCATTAGGCTCAGATTCGGAAACAGAAACAGAGCCAGAAACAGACACAGACAATAATTATAAGCTAAAGATTGGTAAGCCAGAAAAATCTCAATTTGAGCTCGATGTCCAAAATTTGAACGAAGACCCGGATAAATTAGATTTAGATATATTAGATTTAAATACTGAAATAAGTGATAGTGAAAGTATAGTTTTAGATATAGAAGAGTTAAAATAAAGCTTTTAGAAAAAGCTTTCCAAAAATAAAAAAGTTTCTGTATTTAATTCGTTATATTTATAAAATTCATTTATATTTATAGAATAAATGAATTTTATAGTGCCTACATTATCAATAAGTATTATGTATGTGATATTTAAGATTATAGATACAAAATACATAACAAAGGATGATAGGTCGGTAAAATTAATAACTAAAGACGGTTTGGTGGTATTTTTAGCTGGAGCTATTACTATGTTCTTATTAGAAAAATTCAAGTTTTCTCATATGATGGGTGGCTCTAAAGAATCGCTATCAGCTTTTACAAATAGTCCTGACTTTTAAGTCCTTTTTTTATATATTATAAATCGTCCTGTTTTATAATATATAAACTTAATATAAAGAGAAAAGCGTTAGTATTAAGTTATAACCCCTAGCAAGGTTTCACGCTAATACAGGTAAATTATCAATATTAAATATTTCTTGAACATTATTAATATTTTTCTTTGCTATTTTGTAAGCTTCAAAGGTGGATTTAAGCAATACATTTTGCGGTGTATGCCTATGAACTGAACGCGCAATCATTTTATATAATTTAAAGTCGGGATATCTCTCTGTTCCGTTATTTTTATAGAGTATATTTTTATTATTATCGTCAAAGACCCATTCTATCATAATCTTTTTAATAGGCGATTTTAATTTTTTAATGTCATCTAAGTCGTCTATAAAATAGTCAAATAAACTGCAGCCAAGTCTGCATAAATCGAAGCTAGTATTTGGGCCAATAATGGGTTTAGCCTTATTTAAATAAGGCTCACAATTATATTGAGTGGTTGCGTCACCCGACTCAGAATAGCTATCACTGCATATAAATTTGTTTTTGAATTTGTAAATGGCTCTTCCAAAATCTATTATTTTGTATATTTTACCAAAAGTAGGGACTTTATAGTGTGCGTTGTTAAATTTATAATATAAAAATTTTTTAGGAGTAGATACATATACAATATTGTTTGTGTGCAAATCATTATGCGTAAACTCGAACACTTTTTGATATGTAATTAATGTAAATAATATTTGTAATATTATTGACTCCCATTCGCTGTCTTTTATTTTATTATTTACTATATAATCATCTAAAGTATTTTCGCAACATTCTAATATTATCATTTCAACAGGTATTTTGTCAATTGTGCAAAATATTTCCTCACTATTAAAGCTCGATTCGCTACTTTCGTCATCATCGTCGTTGTCATCGTCGTCACCCGAACCACCATTTTCCGAATTAGTTAAATCAGTATTTGAAGACCTTGAAGAGCATGTTTCTGAACTATTTGTAGTATCAATTCCTGTATTTGTCTTGCTACTAGCATTAGTATTTACTTGTTCATTATTCTCTAAAATATCTAGGTTTTCATAGGTTAATGTTAGCTCTAAATTAGTATTATGTGTTTCTTGTATGCTAAGTTCATCGCTAATAGTTAAATCGCTAATAGCTAAATCTAAATCATCACAAATCCCACTGTCTAGCACTAAAGGCTTCTTATTTTTCTTAGTATTGTTAAATAAATTGGCTATTTTTTCATTATCATCAAAAATGAATAAACTATTTTTGTGTTTATGAAAATAGTCCGACTCATCTAAATATTCTAAATCTTCTGTAACATTATATCTAAATTTGTTTTTTACTCCTAAAAAAGCACCATAATAGTCTAAACCGTTATAAAAATTATAGTTATTTAATAAACAGCTTGATAAAAATGAAAAAAATCCATCAATATATGCCGAATTATTTGGGTCTAATATTTTTTTATAAGTAGCGCTATATTCGGATTCGGAACCGGATTCGGAGTTTAATTCATCTATGAATTTAGGTAATTCTAAAATATTATAGTTATTTTCATATTTTCCTATCATATATTTAACAGGGTCAACAAGAGGACTATATTTTACAAATACTTCTTTGTTAAATTTGTTATTGCATATATCTGTAATTGTTGCTAAAAATTTATTGTAATTTATTTTTTCTAAAATTAGTTCTAATTTATACTTATTATTCAAATTTATAGCATTATAATTAGAGCTATTTAAGCTAAAAAAAGTATTATATAATGGAAAATAATTTTGCGAATTCTCTATATCTAAAAAATCACTATTATTAAAGTTCTCAAAAAGCTGTTTATTGTTATTTTTCCTATAGTTTAATTCCATTTAATAAATAACAAATACTTATTTTTTTAATTTATAACACAAATAAATATATTAAACTATTAAACAATTAAACTATTAAACAATTAAGCTATTAATCAATCAAATTATTAAGTTTAAATAGCAAAATATTAAGTTTAAATGGCAAACTATTAAATATAGATAATAAATATAAAGTTGTTTAGTAATGACATTAGAATTAAAAAAATTTGACATTAAATCTATAAGTTTTAGGCCAGATGAAAATAAAGGACCCGTTATTGTGTTAATAGGACGTCGTGATACAGGTAAAACTTATTTAGTGCGAGATTTGCTATATTATCATCAAGATATTCCAATAGGGACAGTAATCAGCGGAACAGAAGCAGGTAACGGTTTTTATGCTGAGCATGTTCCTAAACTATTTATTCACGATGAATACAATACCGCCATTATTGAAAACATTTTAAAAAGACAGAAGACGGTAATGAAGCAGATAAAAAAAGAAGTCGAAGTCTATAAAAAATCGAATATTGACCCACGAGCATTTGTTATATTAGATGATTGCTTATATGATGGGAGCTGGACAAAAGATAAGATGATGCGTCTCCTATTTATGAATGGTCGGCACTGGAAGGTGATGTTGGTCATAACAATGCAATATCCTTTAGGTATTCCTCCAAATTTGCGCACGAATATCGACTACGTTTTTATATTGCGCGAGCCATATATAGCAAATAGGCGGCGTATTTATGAAAACTATGCAGGTATGTTTCCAACCTTTGAGAGTTTTTGTCAGGTAATGGACCAATGCACGGAAAATTATGAGTGTTTAGTCATCAATAATAACGCCAAATCGAATAAATTACACGACCAAATTTATTGGTATAAGGCAGAACATCATAAAACATTCAAACTCGGCTCAAAAGAATTCTGGGAAATCAGTAAAAATATGGACTCCGATGACGACGAAGAGATGTATGACCCTAATACGAGAGATAAAAAGAAGGGCCCTAAAATTAATGTGCGCAAAACTAAATGGTAAGGCATTGCTTCCATAATCTTGCTTCTAAATTATGAAAACAACTTAAATCTTGCTCCTCCATGCGGAGGAGCAAAAAACTATTATCATCCATTATAATATAACCATATATTTGCGACTGTTCTAACGGTTGCAAATATATATATACTTACATATATATATATACTTACATATATATATAACCATAGTTTTGCTCCCGTACGTGCGGTTGCAAAAATATATACACTTTGCCCATACTTAATCTTGTTTTTTGGTCCTGAACGTTCAGGAGCAAAAAACATATAACATAAACAATATAAAGAAAAAAGCGCAAAAATTAGAAGTCATCACCAAATTCGAAAGTGTTTAATTTAGCATTTTTAGTTGTAAGCGAATACTCACTTACGCGGTCTTCGAAAAAGTTGGTTTTTGTTTCAATACTAATGTTTTCCATCCAATCAAACGGATTTTTGCTTTCATAAATTTTGTCACCTCCTAACTGAACACTTAACCGGTCGGCAACAAATTCAATATATTGTTTCATTAATACTTGATTCATACCAATTAATCTGCACGGAAGCGAATCGTTAATAAATTCAAGCTCAATAGCTACAGCCTCGCTAATGATTTCGTGAATTTTTTGCTTTTTAAGTGGCTTTTCTAATTTGCTATGTAATAATACAGCAAATTCGGTATGTAATGCTTCATCGCGCGAAATTAGCTCATTTGAAAAGGTTAGTCCAGGCATTAGTCCGCGCTTTTTCAACCAATAAATAGCGCAAAATGCTCCTGAGAAAAATATACCTTCAATGCAAGCAAATGCAACAAGGCGAGTAGCAAAATTGGATTTCTTATCATTAATCCACTTTATAGCCCATTGACCTTTCTTCTTAATGCAGTCATATTCATTTAGCGCATTAAATAATTTATGTTTTTGTTCTTTATCTTTAATATATGTATCGATTAATGTGGAATACGTAATAGAGTGAATATTTTCCATAGCAATTTGCAGGCCATAAAATGCTCGAGCCTCACTTAATTGAACCTCACCCATAAAACGCAATCCTAAATTTTCTAAGACAATTCCGTCACTGGCAGCGAAAAATGCTAAAATCATAGATATAAAATGTTTTTCGTCATCATTTAACGTCTCCCAATCTTTATTGTCTTTTGAAAGGTCAATTTCTTCTGCTCTCCAAAACAAATCTTCTTGTTTTTTATACATTTTCCAGATGTCTTGGTCCTTAATTGGAAACATAACATAACGATTAACGTCTTCTTGTAATAAAG